CTATTGTAGATAGCGCAACTGTTATGATATCACTCATCGAAATCCAGAACATTCGTGACTGGACTGGTGAGCGATCCATAGGATTGCTCTATAGGCTATTGCCTATAGTGTATCCTGACTCCTGCGATAGCAGGAGGCGGCAGATACTTGAAGGGGACTTTCTATGGAAAGTCTTCAAGTCATCTATCGATGATTTCTACCGTCATCATTATTATGATGATGAGTGCTATTATTATAGCCTACCTTCAGGATCAATATTCCACTCGAAATATCGAGGAAAAACCTTATTCCGTAAGAGATGGGAGAAAACCCCACATCTAAATGAGCTGCAATCGCAGGCATTGATCAAGTTTCTGACTACAGAACTTGGTCTCGGAAAAAGACTAGCAACTATTGTTGCGAGTAGGCCATACAGTCACTGGATGCGTATCGAGGAATTCATTTCTGGATTCGTAGATTCGCTCTGGTTAGCTGATGCCCGTGTCTTTATTAAGGATTCGGCCGATAGGCGTCTGATCCTTAAGGTCCTAAGAAAAATTATTTCCTTAGGGGCCTTTAATCTACCTCTCCTGGCAGAATACTGGAAGGAGTATGGAAACTACGTCTTCCACACGATGGCTCGAACAAAGCTCATCGGTGGGGAGTTGGAGTTGTCAAGGTTGAATATTTTCAAGCACTTGAACGCACTAAGCTTTATTAAGCCCGTGCTCCAAGGTAGACATAATCATAGAGATATGCAAAATATTGCACACTTTATGTCAAGTAGACAAATGCCATATATGGGATTGGCTACTGAACTAAAAGCCCGGGAGACCTTTAAAGAGGTCTTACAATCGGACTATCGTCCTCCGAAGTGGTTGGTCAAAAAGATGAACCACGTGGCTTTTAGGATTGGAAGAATGTGTCGCAAGCTATCGCCTGGACCCATTCATCCCGGCGTTCTACACTTTAGTGTAACAAGCGCGGGAGAATATGAACACACCACCCGAAAGGGTGCACACGCGAAAGCGGTGATGGATGCGTTCAAAAGACATTTAGATGTTATACCGGAAAGTACCTTTATGGAGGATACTCCATTTGGGAAGGTTTCACACATAAAAGGAATACCTTTATGGAAAACAGCCTATCGGCCTTATCCATTAGAGACCAAACTATCGTTTGGTGATTCCTATAAACTGGTGGAGGGTCAACCCGATAGGGTCGCTGGCCTGGACAACTATGCAGGTATACAAATTATGTATGCCGCATGGAAGGACATGGACCAAACTCCACTGGTTCGAGCTGAGGTTGTCCCAGAAATGGGAAACAAAGCCCGTCATGTAACAGTATCAGCCTATTGGCTTGGTGTGTTACAAGCTCCACTTGCTCATGCTTTGGTTGAAGCTCTCAAGTGGCATCCTTCATGTTTCTCTTCCTTTCATAGGGAAGATCAAGCATGGGAAGCTGCTAGATCACTTTGCCGGGTCGATAGACCGCTGAGCAAGGATGAATGGATCCTCTCTTCAGATTTGAAGGATGCAACAAATGCACAGCAATGGGATCTAACGATCTCCATGCTTAGGGGATTCATGTTAGGCTATGGTCTAAATGTTTTTAGTCCATATGCCTCACTAGCACTTGGTACGATAGGACCAAGACTAGTGACATTCCATGATGACACATCTGTTCTATCGAACGTTGGTATCATGATGGGAGAGCCCTTGGCAAAGCCAAGTTTAACTCTCCTAAATCTGTGTATAGAAGAACTAGCGTTCTTGGAGTACACACATAGGTCCTGGTTGATCAAATATATCAATAGATATGACAGACCCGATCCCTATCGGGATTGGCGCTGTTTCCACGTTGGTGGAGATGATCACCTTGCACGTGGCCCGCTTCCATATTTGGAAAGGATCACGGAATTACACAGGCTGTGTGGTAGCCACATCAGTCCTGGTAAACACGGCTATAGCCGCGTATGTGTGAAATACACCGAAAGGGTTTTGAACCTTGAAAACTTAGGTAAAGGTAAAAATCCTATTAACGAGACTGACAATAGTCAGTCCTTGATTGTGGATTCAATCAAGGTAAGACTTCTTGAACGTGGTCTATCGACTGAACGCAAGAAGGATAATAAGAATGTTGCCATTGGTAAGTCAAAACAACTAGGAGGAGTCCTAGCTTGGCTTCCAAAGGATCCATATTACTATCCGATAGGAAAAGTAGTATCGATACGTAAACTCTTTATTAAGAGAATGGGTAATCTATTACCCAGAGAAAGTCAACATCCTCGTGCATTCGCCAATATCCATCTACCGATGGAACTTGGTGGATACGGTCTTGGCTTCCCGGACGAATGGCCGGAATTTCTATTGAAATCACCAGAGCCTACCCGTTACTTAATTGTAAAGGCGCAGACGTTTGGTGGATACCAAGATATGTCGAAAGACATCCGTATCTTTGCTAAGCTTAACCACAATACTAGCGTAAGAGGTTTAAGCTCAATGACCGACTACATCGAGCTATCGCTTGAGAGGGAGGCGGCCAGACCTTTCGAACGAGATCCTACTGGATTCGGTATGCGGAAGGTAACTTATCCAAACGAACTATCGTCCGATTTGTATAAGAGAACTCGTTGGTACGCAACGTGGAACGACGTTTGTACATCGTATGAACAGGAAGGCGATAGCCCCCGCCACGTTGTTGATCGCGCTGCGAGAGCAGGTTGGATCAGCCAAAGCGAGTACGTTAATAGGTGTTCCCGAGGAATATTATTCCAAACTCTTCTGCTTGGTAAAGAAAAGCTATCGCTTTACAATACCACACCATGGGTCAAAACGTACCATGACCATATTTGGAAGTGGTACGAGAGTGAAGGAGGTCCTCAGTGGGATCTATCGATCCTTGAAGGCCTTTCACCTTTTCTATTGAAAAGAATGATCCGTTCACTCCGCGGCATGTGGTATGTTAATACTGATGCCGAAGCAAAGGTTACGATAGTATCCGATGCGGTTGATGACTATGGTGAACCGATAGGTACGATAGTACCAGGTCACAGATTGAAATTGGAAACCCAGGGTTTACCCAACCTCCAAGTAGATGATTCATTCCTTCATGTACTTAGGGTTTAAGGTTAACTGAAGGTTCCTGCTATTGCAGGAGAACTGTCCACTATTGTGGAGTTCACAATTCGCTATCGCGAGGCCATACTATTGTATGACAGTATACTTACTATTGTAAGCACTATCGTGCACGCTATCGCGTGTCCTTCAGCTATCGCTGACGGTACTGTACTTTAAGTGCGGTCCCGAAGGATTCTTACAATACAATAACCAGTCCAGTTGCGCAATCC